TTGCATCACTGTCGGTATCAAGTTGCGCGATAACAATCCCGTCAAGGTTTACTCCCGTCAGAATTATCGTTTGTTTACCTATACTGGATGACGGATCATCATTCGTGATTTGGATATCAAAATAGGTATCTATACCTTTGTTGATGTAATCCAACATCATCTGTCGGAACGTTGAGGTGACATAGTAAATAGTCATACTTCCACTTCCGTTCCAACCAGTAGCTTTGTTCTGAGTCCCGCGGCGACCAAGTGTTTTAATTTCTGACTTCTCTTTTTCGATTTTTGCTTCAATGGATTTTACATAGAACATTTCCTCATAACGACCATTTATGATGGCATACGCTCGACCTTCTTGACCGTTAATCGTATCCTTCGCTTGCAAGAAACCCATCTTACTTCACCCTCACTTTCATGTAGATTTTCTCGATAGCATCTACTGGCTGGACAGCTAGCTCACAATACACCGAGTCAACCTCATTTCCTGGTAGCACTGACACATCCGTCTGTGCATCAAAGTTTTGAATTGCAGCTATGTTTTGTAATGTGATCAGATAATTAGTACATTCAGCACGGAAGAGTGAGCGTCCATCTGCGTTGTTGTTCACCTTCCCGATGTAAGAGCGCTCGAAGATGCGTTTCAGGTCATTCCCGATGCTGTCCAACACTCGAATGACGCGATTCTTCCCGAACTGTTTACCCTTTTCAGGCGTGTAGGATGTAAAGGTATTGATGTCCTGCTCTACGATTGCGCGCCCGTTGTTTGCGACAAAAACCAACTCGCCGCCGATAAGCGCCGCCTCAATCTGTGAGTTTGTGTATCTCTTATCTACATCAACCGCATCGTCATACGCCGTGTATGTTAGAGATTCGTTCACATTGGCCGCGGCCGTAGCAGCTGCAACCCATGCCGTAGCCTGTGCAGCGGTCAGTGTTGTTCCGTCTGTCAGAACGACACCATTTTTAACGCTTATCACGCCTTCATAATCCGCCGTAGGATAGTTTTCTAGGGCGAGCTGGGCCTTTACCCCTTCCTTCTCTCTTAAGCGCTTCACGAACGAAGCGTAGACGGATTTGAGGCTGTTGTCTGTGCTAGGCAATGCCATAGCATTCCATTCATGTACTTCGATTGCCTCAAGGTATGTTGTGTGGTCTTGGTTCGTTGTCGTGCCATCTGCGCCGCCTGTAAGAGGAGCACCAGCCGTAACATCCAAGTCGCCGCTGCCGCTGAATACTACGAACGAATTCTCTTTCAAGTCTTCTGCTTTCTTAGCGAGTTGCAAATTCACGGCTTGTCCAGCGAATACCGTTGTGACATCATAGATCGTATCATCATCAATATTCTTTTGAATGATGATCTTGATATCATTACCTCGGACTCCGCCATATTTCGCCGTGGCCGTCAGTGTACCTGCTGTGACCTTTGCCTTTGTTCCCTCATTCAACCGATATAGAAGCAACGTTTTTGCACGTTTAAATGCTTCACGTACTAACAGAAGCTGCGGTGCTGTGATGTCATAACCAAGCAGCTCACTTACGTTATCACCCGCATTAAGAGCCAGCACTTGCTTTGCAGGCCCCCAACTGAGCGACAGCGGCATTGTAACTATTCCGCGTTCACCGACAGCGCCTACCGGCTTACCTTCGCCTACAAAATTGATATATACGCCCGGTCTTGTCTTGTTCTGCGTCGTCCATGTTCCTCCTGGCATTATCGAGCCTCCTTCTTTTCAAAGTCCTTGACCAGCTTCTCTGCTTGCTCTATGGTGTATTGCTGGCTTTCTACCAGCAGCGCATCCAATATGTCTTTATGGACGTTAGAAAAGCGCTGAGAGCCTAATATTTGTTCCTTGGTATATGTTGTTATTGTCTTACTCATTTGATCGCTCCTTTTTGTTCAAGGTGCTTCATAACAGGTTCATCCTTCTTCTCCCGTAGAACATGGAAATCATAATCGACTTTGAAATGCAGGATGCCGTCTACAATTTCATGTTCCATATTCTTGCCTCGGCATGGGCTGCCGGCCACCTCAATATACTCCATGTGATCCAACAGACTCTCCGCCACTTCGAACATTTCTTCATTCGCATCTACCTGCGAAAGGGGGAAATAGTGAATATCGAATGAATGATATCGGCTATATCGCCGCCCCTGCATTCGATCCTGCGTTACCGGAAAAAGCTTCACAAAAAAACAAGGCTCTTCAAGGCCCTGTTTTATCTCTTCGCCGTATATATCCATGTCCGGGAAGTGCTTCGCCAATGCCGATATGACGCCGCTACGGACATCGTTAACCGTTACCATCGTCACCATCCCTTCGAGCAGGACGTCCGTTCATAATGTCATTTAGGAGTTGCGTTTGTCTCTTTTGCAAATACTTCGGCAACTCCCTTTCTATTTCTTTCATGCTGATTGCCATCATGAACTTACCTTCCACCCATCCTCCCTTTTCACCGACCTGCATACCCGACTTGGCGCTAGGATCATATACAAATGTATTGCCATCCCAATATCCAGGTACCCAATGAGAACGGAACCCGTTTTCAATAAACGAAGCGTACTCAGTGTTATTGAATATTTCCACAACAAACGTATTACCACGCCGCTGCACCCTACCAACCTGCCATGCGCGCCATAACTGTCCGTTATTCACCGGTGTACGCTTCTTAATCTTCTTATCGGCTCTGTAGGCCATCTCCATAATAAAGTCCCGTATGAAGCGTTCTATGACTCTCTCATCAGTTGCTTTTTTAAGAGTGTCAGCGAATTGTTTGAACTCTTTCATATCAAACTTGCCCCACTTACCCATTATGCCTTGTCCTTTCGCTGCAAAATAATCTCTTGGTGCGTTGGATAAGGAAATGGTTCGCCTGCCTTGTATGTCGTTTTGGTATGTCCTCTCGTCACTTCCACTGTGTCGCCCTGCATAATCACCAACTCAGGCGCAATAAACAGTTTCGTTTCATACGAGATTTCATTCTGTGCCTCGCGCTGTCCGTTCACCGCTAATGCCTTTTGAGAGATGCGGCAAGGTTGATCAACATATACGGGTGCCAGTTCATTCTTGGTTTCGCCGTTCGGCTTCTTTACTTTCCCGTACCGGCTTATGGTAGCCTTGTCTTCATATGTTTTCTCGAGTCGTTTCCGATATCGTTTGTAATTAACCAACTCTACCACCTCAATCTGCGATAGCGGTTCAGATCGACACGATAATTTAGCACCACATCGTCAAGTACGGATTTAGAGGTATTCGTTACACCGCCGCGTATAGCTCCATTGCCCACCTGAGTATCACCAATCTTTACATTGCCTTCGTCACCGACCGAATCTGCTATTTCTTCCACATTAGGCAGTTCTATTCGTACCACATCCATCGTCATCGATGCCCATACAAATTTAAGCCCATCCGGAATTGCTGAGATATTACAATAGTGCTTAATGCGATACCCTATCTCGTCAATGTAGGTGCCGATCATTTCCTTGTGTTCATCGCTCGTCAAACCTAATCGCCCTTTTACAATCGGCCAGATATCCGCGGTTGTCATTAAGGCACCCTCCTACTGCTGGATAACTCCAGCCCTCACCAGTTCATCATAATCGGTTGCTTGAATATCCGTTTCTTTCCCAGCCGGATACCGCTCACCTCTGTACTTCACATACGTAGTCCAAATTACTGTAACTAGTTCAGTGCTATTTTTGTCTGCTTTTCGTGCCAACTTCACATCCCCCTTTCTAAAAAAGGAAGGAGAGGCGATAGCCTCCCCGTTAAGCTACTTTTGCAATAAAGATAGTGTCGATAGCTTCAAACGATGGCAAGACGATTTCTGACACGATTGTTTCAACGTTCACTGGATGAGGTTGTTTAATCGTTGTGACCGCCACGCCAAGATTAATAATAGACACGTCCGCCACTTTACTACCTGCCAGTAGGTCTGATTCTTCTGGTGTTGTACCATAAAATGTGTTGCCAAGATTGCCGTCAGGGAAAAGTGTGAAATGATCATCTGGGTAGAACAAGTGTGAGCTGCCGTCTTGCAAAGCATATTTTTTATTGTAAACAGCAACTTTCAGCCCTAGCTTCGTCTCGAGATATTGCTTCATCATCGCGTCTGTCATGATGATATTTTGTCCACCGAGTGGGTTCATATCTTTACGAATAGCAACGTTACCCAAGATATAATTCCATGTTTTACGTGTGCAAGTTGCATTTGTTGGTCTGACGCCAGTGTCATCCTCAACAAGATCCTGCCATCTTTTAATATCACCGACGATATCAGCATCAGGATGCGTCCATTTATCAGTATCTGTTGCCAGTGTTTCCTTATGAGAAGCAGGCATTTTATAGTCATAATCATAAGCCAAACGATTGGCACTGATACTAATCTTTCCTGTTGAAAGAAGCTGCATAATCATTCTTTCAGGCACTACTTCCGCACCTTTCACAAGGGTAGAAACATCATCATAAATCGCGTTAATCACAGGCATGATGAGCGCTTCATTTTGAGATGCAGCGAGTTTGTTCAACTCCTGACGGTCTTTTTCACCGATCTTCATAGATTCGCGGAAGAAAGGCATCTCAGTGTCAATTTTGCTGAATCCAATTCGATCACGTAGCGTTGCTTTCGCGTCGAACTCGGACGGCATCAACTGAACAGGCAAACCGCGTGATCCCTTGATCCATGAGAGATCAAGACCAAGCTGTTTCTTCGCCGGGAACAGTGTTGCACCTAAGTAAGGAATTGTGTTTGATGGATTAGCAAGGTAATATGTCGAAATGTTTTTCGCATTTACAAGGTCAAAAATAGTTGGCATTTGTTATCCCCTTCCCGCCATTAGGCGATAAATGTAATTTGCTTTAAAGCTGTAATTGCTTCAGCTGTAGGTGCTTCTGGAAGTTTGTTCGTATCAATATATCCATGAATCAGCAACGCACCTGCGGCAGGGCCGTAAGTAACATCTGTGTCATTGAACAAAACACCTTCTGATGTTGCATCATTAGCTTTCACGGCATGTTTAGTAGAATCGGACAATACACCGCCGCCCAACAGCGTACCCGCAGGAACAATCTTTTTTCCATCAGCGTTTGCTTTAATACCTGCATCACTCACCGTTACGGTTAAGTTCACGTAATGATCAGGAAATTTCAAAATCTCTTTTTTGTTGCTAAATTTCGTTTCTACGAATTTCATTACTATTCAACCTCCATTATTCAAAATAAGATGCTCGTGCCTTATCGAGCCCTTCGTTACCTTTTGCGAATTCGGCAAGTCGTTTACCAAAGTCACCAGCTTGGTTATTGCCGCCTCCATCACCTGCACCGCCACCGCTGCTTTCTGGTGGTTTAAATCCTTTGAACTGGAATTGACCTCCGCCGTTATCTTCAGGAACAAACAAAAAACCCTTGCTTGTTTGCAGGGCTTTGATTTGGTCGTCTAGCCCACCCTTTACGGATCCACTATCGTCCAATTCGATTTTCGTTTTGTCAAGCAGGTTAGCAACAATGTCCGGGTCGTGTACCTTTCCGGTCAATGCCAACTTCACGGCGGTGCCGAGTCGGAGTTCCTTCATGTCAGCCTCGTATTTTTCTTTGGCTACCTTGTTCTCGCCCTGAAGCGTTTCAATTTGTTTCTTGAACTCTTCAGCGTCGCCAGTGGACTTTTTCAGATCCTCCATTTGCTTGTCGCGATCGGCAACTTCCTTCTCAGCCTTTTTACGCGCTTCAACTACATCGTTATATTGTGTCTTGGCCACAAAATGCTTTGGTAACTCCTTGTTTACATCAGCAACCAATTCATCAACCTTTGATTCGTCGAGGCCAAATTTCTTTAGTAATTCCTTTAACCATTCCATCTGCAAATCCCTCCATAGATTTTTATAGCTGCTCTCCAGCTACGGGAGTCGGCCGATATACTCCGACCGTGAGTATGTCTAGTTTTACGCCATACGACAGGGCGAAGGTTTAACCGGCATCCTCGACTAGGGTGTATCCATCATCTTTAAGAGACTCTTTACTCCGAACACTCAGTGTTCCTGCGGCGTCTTTAACAATGCACTCACCCAGTAACGCAACCAAAACGCTATAGGCGCCACGGATCACACGCAATTTCACGCCATCGCTGGTGTACTCGACACTGATTGGTAGAGCTGTGAATTCGATTATTTCTTTATGATTCGCGGGCGTGTTTGTAAACACGACCGCGTCAATATAAACGTTTTTCTTGTACCGTTGTAGCATTTAAATCAACCTCCTTCATTTTCGTGACGTCAAAAAGGCCCTGATAGTCTCAATCAAGGCCCGTGCTAATCAACATATTTCTTTTTCCACTGCGAGTAGTCCATATCACCATCTACATACGTTCCATCGTGGGCAATCCGCTGTCCAACATCTTCGTAATCAGGGAATAGAGCAACAGTGGTACAGCGGCAACGCGGGTGTAAAGGGGCTGCGTTGACACCTGTCATCTTCTCCGATAACTTGACTGTTTTTCCATCCATACTGCCGCACGTAGGGCATGTGCGCTCAGATAGTGTAGCAACAAATTGATACTTCTTCACTACACCGCTTTCCCTGTAACCGTGAATCGTCGCTTCCGTGACAATGTGGGCAGTTTCTGTGCGTATTAACGTTTCAGCTGCTCTAAAGCTAACGTTCATTCGTTTGGCGAGTGCAGCCGAAGTTTGCGCCGTGCTTCGCCCGATTGCTATGGATTGAGATAACGTAGTAGATAGTTGAGAAGCCAACTTTTCTGTGTTTCCCCATACACTGCTGCTGAAGTTTCTACCGAGCCACGGAGTCTTGACCACACGTTCTATCGCTTCTGTATCAAGTTTAGCGAACGAAACTGTAAACGCACCTAGGCCCTTCTGTATTTCATAATTGGTGCAGTAATAGGTGTCTTTGTAAACGTCTCCTAATAAGTCAGTTAGCCCCTGTTCTTGTTTGTGAGCCAGTGTGCGAATTTGACCATCGATCTGCATCTCTAATGCCTCTAACCTAGACACCCGTGTCCGGTAGTACGAGTTATTGAGTTGCTTCGTCCATTTGCCATCTTTGTTGTGCTTGGCCTTATCAATGAATTCCTCAAGTGTCATTTTGAACTCTTGCAATTCACCTGCACTGAGCTGCTTCCTCGCTTCAGCAAGGCTGATTCCATTATTGGTGGCATAGCGACCATAGAATACCTCTATATCGCGCTGGATAGACCGTTTGGCGCGTTCGTATTCCTGATATAGTGCTTTAGTATGCTCCCCGGCCTTCAGGTGTTGCATATCAGCTACCTGCTCGGCCCGTTTCTGCCAATAGTCCGAGGGCTTCATTCTTCCTCACCATTTGAACCAGGTTCATTACCTGCAGGAAAGTTGTATTGCTCGAACCGCGCCTCTGCTTTCTTAGCTTCTTGTTCACGCCGTCTCTGCTCTTCTTTAACATCCTTCGTCCAAGGGTGTTGGGCAACAAGCGTTTCCTCAGACAGGATTCCTGCACTTTTATTGATATTGTCGATGATTTCAGTCTCATCGATCGGCATATCTCGATTGAATACAAATTCGACACTCTCATTGCTATAGTCAACACGGGTTGTATTGTAGAGATGAGTATTAATAAACCATAGCAACTGTTCAAGACTCGCTTGGAACTCTGTTTCGATCTTATTTGCATCAAGATCAAGGTCGGAATATAAGAAGCGCAGCGCCTTACCACTTGGAGCGCTTCCGAAGTTAGCCATTTGTGTATCAACACCGCGGCCGAACTCGTAAATATCCTTCCTATTCTGTTCTTGATGCGTCTTGTATGCCTCAGTGTCGATTTCAATGCCGACAGAATCCATACCACCTTCGCCTGCAACAAAAACGGTTCTGTA